AAAAAGATTGAAGTATGGATTAAAACAGGTTGCTTTGGAAAACTATATAAAAGAAATAAAATTGGAAGCGAAAAACAGGCGAGTTAAGTTTACAGAAGATCCCGTGAACGCTTTGTTAGACCCGATAAAAGAAGCTCCAGTATTTTTAAACAACCTTGGAAAGTCATTAATGGCTTCTATTGATAATAGTTTTTTTGGGAGACAAGGTATAAAGAATCTTTATGGTTCATTAGAGCAGAAAAGAATATGGACACAAAACCTTGTTAAGTCTTTTAAGGATATTGGAACTGAATTACGGGCGAAAAAGATAGATGGTTTCGAGTCTATGGATTTCGTGCGGGCTGATATTTATTCCCGTCCTAACAGTCTTAATGGAAAGTTCAAGGCCGGAAATTATCAGTTGGGAGTAACAAATGAGGAAATATTTCCAACTTCTATTCCCGAGAAGATTCCGGGATTAGGAAGATTATTTAGGGCATCTGAAACCGCTTTTAGTGGCGGGGCATTACGAATGAGAGCCGATCTTGCGGATATGTTTATATCCATGATGGATAAGCAGGGTTTAAATACTTTAGATCCTGCGGAGGCGAGGGGGGCGGGGCATTTAGTCGGGTCTTTAACAGGCAGAGGTTCTGTTAATATGACTGCCGAAACTCAGAAGGGAGTAAATTTTGTCTTTTGGTCTTATAGATTCTTCAGAGCTAACATTGATACGTTAACAGCGCATAAATTCGATCCTCAAGCCACCCCATTTACTAAAACCCAAGCTAGAAAGAATCTAGTGAGTATAGTAGCGCATTTAGGAACTATTTTTATGCTTGCAAAATTCTTAGATCCGGATTCTGTTGACGAGGATCCTAGAAGTACTAATTTCGGGAGGTTAAAGATATTTGGAAAGTGGATTGATATTACTGGTGGCATGGGTTCTCTTGTTAGGTTGGCCGCGAGACTTATGCCATCAATACATAATGGAAAGGTGGGAGTTTGGAAAAAGTCGTCTACGGGTAGGTGGACCAATTTAATAGCAGGAGAGTATGGTCAGCAAGATGCTTTTGATTTATTCATAGATGGAGTTTTTTCAAATAAATTAGCGCCTGTAGCATCTATTATACGAGATTATTACAGGGGAGAAATGTTTGGTGGGGAACCTTTTAATATCGAAAAGTCTATAACAAATTCGGTTACCCCCTTATCTTTACAGGCGATAGGTGATGTTAAAGACGAAAAATTTGAAGTGATTTTCGCTACTACCATTTCGGAGTTTCTTGGTTTGAGTGTATCAACTTATAAGTATGGAAGTAATTGGGAGTCTAGTACTAGTGAGGAAATGAAACAATTTAAAGAAAAAGTTGGTGAAGAAAAGTTTAAAGAAGCAAATAATAACTATAATAGAGCTTACAATATTTGGTTTGACGAAGTTCGCAAGACTCAGGAATATAAGGAATTGTCGGATGGTAGCAAAGAAAAATTGAAATCTAGTTCTAGAGATGCGTTGAAAAAGAAAATCTTTAAGGAATATGGCTTTAGAAAGCCGAGAACTGTAAAAACTTTGGAAGAACGAAAAGAAGAATTAGTCAGAAAGCGGTTAGAACCATAATTGGTGTATAATTTGAGTATGGTAATTTACAAAACTAAAAGAGGAAAATAATATGGGAAATAAAAATTCAGGAAATAAAACAACATATAAAAAGGTTTACTCTGGACAAAGATTCAAAGATTATTTAAAAATCTGTAAGGATGATTTTGAGAAACAGATAGTTCAACAGAATGAGGAAAAGGGATATGTTATGTATAAAAGTGTTCTCAAGGTAAAACTCCCTACTATAGAAGGATACGCCAAATTCCTTAAAAAAGCTCCGAGCACACTAGAGGATTGGGGCAGATTATATCCAGAATTCAGGGTCGCAATGGATACAATAATCGCAGAGCAAAAACAGAGGTTACTTGAGTGTGGTTTAGAAGGTACTTATAATTCTACGATAGCCAAGTTAATATTATCTAGTAACCATAATATGCGTGAGAAAAGCGACATCACTTCCGGTGATGAGCCTTTAAATACTTTTAGTGATGACCAAGTCGACAAAATCGCAGATCGTATCGCCAGAAGAAAAGAGAACGCTGGTAATACATCAAGCGAAAAAAAATCTAATTGATTTTGCTATAGCCACAGATCCCGCTTATCAGGATACATGGTTCCATGAAACCGTGGCCGCTATACTTCAAAATGCTCTTAAGGAAGTGGAAGAAGGGAGAGATGTAAGAATAATTTTGGATTGCCCCCCCAGACACGGCAAGTCAGAACTCGCCACTAAGAAATTCCCAGCTTGGGTTTTAGGGCATTATCCCGATTGGCCTATTATTGTTTCTTCTTATTCTAGTGAATTGGCTACTGAATTTGGACAAGGTACTAGAGATATAATGCAATCCCCATCTTATAAGGATATTTTTGCGGCAAGACTTCGAGCAGATACAAAAGCTAAAGGTCGGTGGATGACCGGAAAGGGTGGCGGGTATACTGCGGTTGGTATTGGGGGCTCTATTACTGGTAAAGGTTTTAAAATAGGTATAATTGATGACCCGTTCAAGAATAGAGAAGAAGCTGATTCAGAAACTATTAGAGAATCTAGGTGGAATTGGTACAGGTCAACGTTTTATACTCGTAGAGAGGGTGGAACTGCGATTATTGTTATTAATACTAGGTGGCACACAGATGATTTAGTGGGGCGTTTATTAGCACATGAGGAAAAACAAAAAATTGAGGGTGAAGAATTTTACGATAAATGGACTCGGATAACTTTCCCGGCTATTGCAATAAAAGACGAACCTTATAGAAAAAAAGGAGATGCACTTTGGCCCGATAGATTTCCTATAGAAAATCTGAGGGTTACTGAAAACTCTTTAGGACCCTATGAGTTCTCAGCGTTATATCAAGGAAATCCCATTTCCTCCGAACACCAAGAATTTAAAAGTAAGTGGAATAAATATAGAAGTTGGGAAAAAGTTGACGCACTTAATACTCGTAAATTTGCCACGATAGATCCCGGAGGGAAGGAAAAGGAAAATGATTTTTCGGGCATTGTTAGAAATTATGTAGATCCACAGAATAATTGGAATTTAAAAGCTATGCGAGTTCATTTCGGTTCAGATGATCTTATGAAGTATATTTTTAGGTTACACGATGAGAATTTTGAAAAGATAGGAATTGAAGAAACAGTTTATTTAAAAGTGCTAGAGCCTTTCTTTAAAGCTGAATGTAGAAAAAGAAATAAATTTCCAAATGTAATTCCCTTGAAACACACTAAGACTCAAAAAGAGGTTAGAATTAGAGGTTTGATTCCGAGATATTCTAGTGGAAGTGTTTATCATATTGAAGGGGAATGTAAAGATTTGGAAGTAGAGATGGTTGTGTTTCCAAAAGGGGCGCATGATGACACGCTTGACAGCGCTGCCATGCAATTAGAAATTGCCGAAGCTCCAATGGATGATTATAGTTTAGCTGTTTCGCGTTATAGGCGCGATAAAAGAAAAAATGAAGTAAGTAAAAATTATGGTTTATGATGTATAATATACCCATGCTTTCAGATGAACTTATAAAAAGGTTGCGAAATGATAATGTTTTTCAAGAATTCCAAAAATATGTTTTAGATGAGATGGCTAAATTAGATTCTATTGATAGTTTAAAGGATATGTCTAATGAAAAGGCGGGAGAAACTGTTAGGGCGAGGGCTATGGCGGTAGATGTGTTAGAGAAAATATTTGGCCCAATAATTGATTTTAGAGAGAAAGTTGATTATCCTCTTGAAGTGATACAAGGTAAAAAAGATCGGTATGGTATTTAATCATGGCCAATGAAGCTACAAAAGCACAACTTAAGAGATTTTTCCAAAATGCAGTAAATCGTGCTCAAAATCCGGATCCAAGAGAGAAAATGAAACGAAAACGTAACATTAAGAAGGAAAAAATTGCAAAAAAGTATGGATTTTGATATAATTTCGCCATGCCAAAAATAACATTAACCAAAGAAGAAGTACTTACTTTGAACATTGGTCTCCGCAATGTTGGAGATTTGTCTGGCCCCCGTTTTTCTTATGTGATCGCCCGTAATATTTCTATATTAAAAGACGAGGTTATTGCTTTAGTAAAAGCACAGGAATCTTCCAAAGAATTTCAAGAGTATGATAGAAAACGTGTTGAATTAGCAAGATCGCACGCTACTAAGGACGAACATGGGAAAGCAATAGTGTCTAATGTAAGTGGTGTTGGTAAATTTGTTATAGAGGATGAAGAAGAATTTAAGGTTGCTTGGGACAAGCTTAAAATTGAATATAAAGATGCGATAGATATTAAGCAAAAAATGAACGATGAATTTAGAACTGTATTACAGGAGAAAATTGAGTTTGTACTCTACTCTCTTTCTCGAGAAGAATTACCTGAAAATATAACTGCCCAACAATTATCTGACATACTTGTTCTAGTTAAAAAAGACGAAAACGAAGTAATATAATTATTTGATTTTGTATGATATACTAAATTTGAAAGAACATAAACATGGATAAAAAATCTAACAAGAAATCTGATAAGAAACTTCAAGAAGAAGTCGAAGAACCTCGAGAAGAAGTAGAGGAACCTCAAAAAGAAGTCGAGAGTAGTTATAATACGGCTGTAGTTTATAGAGGTAAAAGTGAGGTACGAAAATATACATTGGAAATACATGGTGAAGGTTTTAAAACCTTAGCCGAGAATTTTATAATAAAAAAGGGTAAAGGATACGGGGTGGTAATGAAAGAAATTAGGCCCGGAATAACATGTCCCAGTTGTGGTCACGTGATTTACGAAGAAAAATAGAATTTTTAATTAGTTATCTAAAAAATTAGCCCAAATGGGCAAAAGAAAGAAGTCCTATGGACGAAAAAAACAAAGACGAAAACCTCGAAATGTCTCCCGAGGAGCAAAAAGCTGAACAGGAGGCTCTAGCAGAAGTTAAAGACGAAGATTTAAGAGGGCAACTTGCCGAAAGTATGGGAATAGATCCCGAACTTGAAGGCGACCTTCTTGACAAATTCGTTACGCGTGAAAAGGAAAGTCGTTCTAAATTGTCCGGTGCTATTAAGCAAAAGATAAAATGGCGCGGCCGTGCCGAGGCTAAAACTGCTGAACAAAAGCCACCACAAGATGATGGCGGGGCAAAGCCCGAAAATAAAGGTGATTCTGCTGATTTAACTAGTGTCGTTAGTCAAAAGGTTTCAGAGGTCATGGAAGAAAGAGATTTAAAAGATCTTAATCTACCAGAGGAAATCGAAACAGAGGTCAAGGAACTAGCCAAAGCCAAAGGGTTATCTGTGAGGGAAGCGTTTAAGTTGCCTTATGTCGTTTTTCGAGTAGAGCAATTTAATAAAGACGAGCGCATAAAAGCTGCTAGTCCTAAACGTGGAAATGAAGGTTCTTATTCGGGTAATGTGGATTTGTCTAAACCGTTGGATCCTGCCAACTTTAATTTTGGTACTAAGGAAGGTGTGAATGATTGGAATAAAACGAAAGCCGCCAGAGCGGCTTATATGAAAACACAAGGCCTGTAACTATAATTTCTCCCCTCTAAATTCAGTTAAATTAATTTATTTAAAGAAAGTTTATTTGTATGAATGATGCAAGACTTGAGTTTTGGGGAGATTTACAAGCAGATCTATTTGTAATGAATACTGCGGTATATCTTGCTAACCAAACACTCGAACAACTTATAAGTGAGAACGGATACAAGGCCCACAGGCCGATCTTAACTCATCCACAAGTAGGGACTTACACGCCTCATAGTGATATTTCATTTGAGACTAAAACAGCTACAAAACAAACCTTGACAGTCGATACTTTTGAGTATGCTGCTGAGGATATAGATGTAACTGAAGAAAAGCAAACTCCCTATAATCTTCTTGAACATTCCTTAATGTCTATTAGACGTGGATTGTCCAACAGGGTCGAACAAATTTTCCTTAGTGAGATCTCCAATGCTAAACATAATATTTCTAATGCTCCCGTGGACGTTTCCTCGGTGAACATTTTGGACATATTGGAAGAAGCAGAAGGAAAGCTTGGTGCTTTTGATGCTCCTTATGAAACTTCGTTACGTGCTGCGGTCTTAGGGCCCCGCACAGTTGCTAGGTTACGTAGAGCTAAGAGTGAAAGAGAAACAAGTTTAGGAGACTCAGTGTTGCAAAATGGCGTCGTAGGGCCATGGCAGGGATGGACTGTTGTGCAGAACAACAATCTACCTTGGTCAGCAACACTAACAATTGCAACAAAGCCAACTGATGGCGATACTGTTGTAATTTCAGGTGTTACGTTTACCTTTAAGGACACAATTGCTACGGCAGGTCATGTCCATATTGGTGCTGGCGTAGCCAATTCGAGAGCAAATTTGACTTTAGCTGTTACTAACGGAGCCGTAGGAACTGAATACATCCAGTTAGCTGCTAGAGATCGTTTCTTGCTTAGTAGAAAACGAAGAATCTCTTGTACCTCTGCTGAAGGAATGTTATTCACAGGGTTCGGAGATATTTCTGTTTCTGAAGATCTTTCAGACTTAACAGATGCTTGGAGCCTTCAAATTCAGGAATCTGTGTTTATGATCCGCGGTGCTATTGATTTAGTGCTACAGTTTATGGACTTAAAAGTTTCCGATAAGGAAAAGGGATTTGCCGACCTATCTAAGGGCATAATCGGTGTCGGTACCGAGACATTTGATGACGGCGCACTCTTGATGGTTAGACTCCAGCAAGATGTAAGTAGCTACTAATAATAGTTACTTTGGTACAGAGGTAAGGGAACGTTAATCCTCCCCCTCCGGTTTATTTCAGAGGGGGACTCAGATAGACTTCCTTTATGTTGAAAATATTTATTTAAGGAGGTTAAAACATGAAAGTATTTAATAGAGCAATTAAGCTTGTAGGGCAGTGGAGACGCATTAATAGTATTGCTATCAGAGTTCTTGAATACGATAATGTAGGACACGTGTTAAAAGTCAGCGGACTAACTGTTCCCACGGGGGCAGGGTACGCTAAAGGAGCATTGTTTGTTAAGACCGATGCCGCTACGGGGGTCAAAGGTCTTTACGAAAATGTAGGCACTACTGCTGCCGCTTCATTCAACTTAATTGGTGATGTTGCTGTTTCTGAAATAGCTCTCGCAGAGGGTAGCGTTTTGGTAGGCAATAGTTCTAGTGTTGGTGCTGCGTTGGATGCTTCTGGTGACGGTAAGATTCTTGTGGGTAATGCCACTACAATCACATCTGTTTCAATTAGCGGGGACGCGACGATAACTAATGCAGGGCTGTTAAAGTTGGCATTAGGAACATCTGGAACACCTTTAGAACATACTTCTGAAACAAGTAAAGTTTATGAAGTACACGTTACTAACGACTCTACGTCTGGCACAAGTTACGAGCCTGTACTGTTTAGTACAGAGTTAACTGGCATTGGTCAAACAGGAGGTAGGGTAAGGTTCTACATGAAAACCAATGTGGCACTTGGAGGTTGGGCTAACGCTTTGAAAGCGGAGATTGATTTCCAGACTAACGGTGCTGTTACTGGATTAGGTTCGGCTTTTGTCGCTGAAATGACAATGCCCGGGTCTGCTATTTCCACTGGTAACTATGCTGCACTAGAGGTAGAGATGAACTTCCCAGCAAGCTTCGCATCTGCGGGGACTGGGACTCCAGTTTCATTCATACATGTGTCTGCACAGGGTGCTACAATAGGTGAATTTGATGAACATGGGACACTTATGAGTATTCAGGGATTAACTGCGGGAAGCGGGGAGTTACTCCAAACGGGTAACACATTTGCTACCGCTGCGGCTACCTTAAAGGTATTGGTCGGCAGTACAATCTACTACCTACCACTTTATGATGGTCAAATAACTACTGCCTAAACGGTAAGTTAGTTAGTTAGTTTCGATAGTTTTTGGCGGGGTTCTATTCAAAAACCCCGCGTATAGGAAATAATTAGTTTATAAAGGAAATTAAAAATGGAAACATATCCAGCGGGAACGCATCCTGCGGGTTACGAACAAATAACCGTTACTACCGCAGTAATTGGTTTATCATCAATTCCAGACGATGTAATTAGAGCAGAGTTCGTTGTAGAAGCACAACCAATTCGTTTTCGTATAGATGGTGTAAATCCTGATGCTACTACAGGCTTCTTGAAAATAGCTGGTTCTGAGTTTACATTGTACGGAAAAGCGACCTTAAAGGCATTTAGGGCTTACAGAGATGGCGGCAGTGATGCTACGCTTGGCGTCAATTATTACAGTAAATACTAAAGAAGTGTATACTAGGTTTAACTAGAAATTTATAGGAGTTTAATTGGCTTGGAATAATAAAACTAAAAATGCGGTTGCTAGTAGCACATCAAAGACCAAAATACTGCAACAGAGTGACGCTTTAGAAATTAGAACTCCCGATAATAATTCTATATTAGTTGGATCTGCTGAAGATTTAGTTCTTATTTTCAGGGAAGGCTTTAATAATTGGAATTTGAAAACAAAAATTGAAGCATAGAAATAAATAGTGCGTAAAAGTCAAAAAGAATATAAGAAAAAGTGGTATAAACAGAATAAGGCCAGATTAAAGCCTACAAAGGCAGAATATTATCAGAAGAATAAGGGATATTTTGATAAAAAGAATAAAGAGTGGGCAGAAAATAATGTGGAAGAAGTGAAAGAATATAAGAAGAAGTATAGAGAAAACAACAGGGAGAAACTTAGAAAATCAGGACGAGAATATAGTATGTTTAATAATAAAAGTATTAAAGGAAAATATGCTCAATATAAACATGGCGCTAAAAGAAGAGGACTCTTATTCGATTTAACCTTAAGTGAATTTACGTATCTTATGGAAAATGATTGTTATTATTGTGGTTCGAGTACCAGTACAGGTGTGGATAGGATGGACAATACGTTAGGATATCTTAAAGAAAATTCAGTGCCTTGTTGTGATATCTGTAATAGAATGAAATTTAAATATTCGGTAAAAGATTTCATAGATCATTGTAGAAAGGTGACAGAATATAATGAGTAATAAATTATTTTCAGATTTAGCCAAAGGTCCTTGGGATATAGCTACTAGTTTTACGATTGGTGATATTGTAGATCACCTTTCGAGCAGTTATGCGTGTATCGCCGATAATACAGGAAACGAACCCCCGAACGCTACTTATTGGGCCTCGCTTGCTTCCGGAATAGGGTGGGAAGGTGCGTGGTCTGCCGGAACCTATACTTATAAACAAGCGGTGGAACATAATGGTTCTGCTTGGATTGTTAATGCGGCTTCTACCGTTGAGGAACCTTCTGGTGCGGCAATTGATTGGGATTTATTGACACAGGTTGGGGACACGGGGTCTCAAGGCGGTGTTGGGGATCGAGGCGATACAGGAACTCAAGGCGACACAGGAGCAGATTCAACGGTGCAAGGAGATACTGGGGATCAGGGTGACACGGGAACTGGGGATCAAGGCGATACC